ATACTAGAAACATCGATGATGGCACACATATCGTAGAACAGATTTTACCATACTTCAATCCAGATTACACCGTGACAAGCGTTATGGTGCCTGAGATGGGTTTTCTAAAAGATATTCCTATTATTCTCAATAGTGTTAGCTATGATATTGAACACGAAGGTAACTTTGATGCTGTTCGTTTCGTAACTTGGCGTTTGACTTTTACAGTCAAGGCTTACTATTACGGTCCGGTTCTTCCTGCAAGCATCATTCGCAGTAGTAATTCGAACATTCTTAATGATCCGAGTCTGCAAACAGGTTATATCGTCAAGATAAACACATCTGATGGTAATAATGGAACATTTAAAGAAAACGATATAGTTTATCAAGGTGATAACTATAAGACTGCTACCGCTTATGGTATTGTGACTGCATGGAGCCCAACTACCAATAAACTCGTTCTTGGTGCAACACAAGGTCAATTCTTAGCTAATAACTTTATCAAAGCTGTTGATTCCAATGCTGTTTATAAGTTGGCTAGCTTTGATGGAACACCTCTTAAACTTGTTAATATCAATGTTGTTCCTAATCCAAACAATGCGCTACCTAATAGTGCGTATGGTTATGATACAACTATTACAGAATGGCCAGAAACACAATAATGAAAACATTTGAAACATTATCTAATGCCTTAGGTGTAGAACACAAACCTTCTGAACCTGAAATTTTACCACCTGCTATCATCGAAGAACCAAAAGAAGAATTTGGTTCAGAAGATCAACGTGCAGACTATGAACTATCGCGCAAAACATTTCGTGAGTTAATTCATAAAGGTAATGCTGCTATTGAAGGCATCACTGATCTTGCTAAACAAAGTGAAAGCCCTAGAGCATATGAGGTTCTAGCCACTCTTATGAAGACGGTTGCAGATACAACGAAAGACTTGTATGACCTTCAGAAAAAGACTAAAGACCTTTCTAAAGAAGATAAATCTCGTCCTCAAGATGAACAGCGTATCAATGTTGAGAAAGCCGTGTTCGTTGGATCTACTGCGGAGTTATTAAAACAGGTAAAAGCAAATAAAGATGCCTAAGTTTGAAGGTTATCAAGGTAATCCAAATCTTCCTCGTGAAGATTATATACATGAATTTACACAGCACGAAATTGATGAGTTTGTCAAGTGTGCTAATGATCCTGTTTACTTTGCCGTCAACTATATGAAGATTGTCAACGTCGACCACGGTCTGATGCCGTTCAAGATGTGGGACTTCCAGAAAGAAATGCTCAAAACATTTCACGACAATCGCTTCTCTATCTGTAAACTACCTCGTCAGGTTGGTAAGACGACCACTTCGGTAGCCTATCTTCTTCATTATGTTCTATTCAATGAGAATGTCAACATAGCCATTCTTGCTAACAAATCATCAACGGCTCGTGAAATCATGGGTCGTTTGCAATTAGCCTTTGAATATCTACCAAGATTCCTTCAGCAAGGTGTCAAAGAGTGGAACAAAGGTTCAATTGAGTTAGCCAATGGGTCAAGAGCGCAAGCCGATTCAACTTCCGGTAGCTCTGTTCGTGGTAGATCGTTCAACGTAGTGTTTCTTGACGAGTTCGCGTTCGTACCGAACAATATCGCAGAAGCGTTCTTTATGTCAACATACCCTACAATTTCTTCTGGTCAAAGCACCAAGGTCATCATCGTTTCTACACCAAACGGTTTGAACCTGTTCTACAAGATGTGGATGGATGCGGTAGAGAAGCGCAGCTTGTATATTCCTATTGAAATTCACTGGTCGATGGTGCCAGGTCGTGATGAGAAATGGAAAGAAGAAACGATTAAGAACACCTCAGAAGATCAATTCCGTCAAGAGTTCGAGTGTGAGTTCGTTGGTTCAACCAATACGCTTATTCATCCTGCTAAACTTCGCACCATGGTCTTTCTCAATCCTGTTGAACAGATTGACTGTATGGACATATATGAGAAACCACAAAAGGGTAAAACGTATGTTATCTCGGTGGATGTTGCAGAGGGTCAAGAGAAAGATTATTCATGCTTTTCTGTCATCGATGTGACACAAATACCATATAAGCAGGTGGCTAAATACCGTAACAATAAGATAGCACCTCTACTTTACCCTACTATTATATTCACCGCAGCCAAGTCATATAATGAAGCATTTATCTTGGTAGAAATCAATAGCATTGGTCTACAGGTTGCAGACATTCTACACAACGAACTAGCCTATGAAAACCTGATCAAGATACAACCAAAAGGTAAACATGGTCAGCAAGTCACACCAGGCTTCACCAAGAAGATGCAGATGGGTCTTAGACAGTCTGTTCAGACTAAAAAGATTGGTTGCGCTAACTTAAAATCGCTGGTTGAAGGTGATAAGCTCATCATCAATGATGCAGACACCATCATGGAATTGACAACTTTCTCGGAGCATAAGACTTCATTTGCTGCTGAAGAAGGTAATAATGATGACTTGGCTATGACACTGGTTAACTTCGCATGGTTGACCGCTCAAAGATATTTTAAAGAGAATGTAAACAATGATATCCGCAAGGTATTACAAGAAGAACAGCTTCATATTATGGATCAAGATTTGGTACCTTTCGGTGTTATTGATGGTTATCAAGGCTTAGAGAATGACATGGTTGAGAGAGATGAACAAGGTGACCTTTGGGTTTCCGAGAGACAGAAGCTCTATCCATTTGACAACTTTTCATGGGACTGGCGACAGAAGCTATAAATCTTCGATTTTCTAAATAATACCAGGAAAGTAATAAACTTTTTTCGTAAAGGAGAAATACGATGGCATTTCAATTGTCACCAGGCGTTAATGTATCAGAAGTTGATCTAACAACTATTGTTCCAGCAGTAGGTACCACTGAAGGTGCTTTCGCTGGTAATTTTGTATGGGGTCCTGCTAATCAGATAATCACAGTCAGCAATGAAGTTGAATTGGTTAACATTTTTGGTCGCCCTGACTCAAACACATTTGCTTCATTCTTTTCAGCCGCTAACTTCCTTGCTTATGCAAGAAATCTAAAAGTCGTTCGCGCTGTTGCTAATACAGCCAAGAACGCAACCGCAGCTGGTTCTGGTGTCTTGATCGAAAATCAAGACATTTATGTTGACCAATTTTATCCACAAACAAATACTGTTTATGGTATTGCTGCTGCTCGTTATCCTGGTGATTTAGGCAACAGCCTAAAAGTGTCCATCTATACTGGTGCTAATACAGACGTTTCTTCTTGGGTTTATGGTGACCGTTTCAATGGTGCACCAGGAACATCTGTTTATGCAGCCGGTGTCAATGGTGCTAATGATGAAATGCACATCGTAGTGGTTGACGAAGACGGTAAATTCTCAGGCACAGCCAACACAATCCTTGAAAAGTTTGGCTATGTTTCAGCAGCCGTTGATGCTAAGACAGATGATGGTTCTTCAAACTACTATGTCAACGTCATTAATGATCGTTCTAAGTATGTTTATATGATGACTAAACCAGCCAATACAACTAATTGGGGTGCAGCAGCATCAGGCACAACATTCTCAGCCAATAACGTATATGAAGCATCTCTCACAAACGGTGTTTCAGCCTCACCATCAAATGCCGACATCATCGTAGCATATGATAAATTTGCAAATGCAGAAGAAGTTGATATTTCTCTCATTGTAACTGGTGATGCAGATCCAACTGTTTCAAAACACATTGTTGATAACATTGCAGAATCTCGCAGAGATTGTGTTGTATTCATTTCACCAGAAAGAGCCGATGTTGTTAATAATGATGGCAGCGAATCAGCAGATGTTGTTGCACTTCGCAAAACATTCAATCCATCTTCATATGCCTTCATGGACTCAGGTTGGAAATATCAGTTTGACAAGTATAACAACGTCTATCGTTGGGTACCTCTCAATGGTGACATTGCCGGTCTCTGTGTTCGCACAGACTTTGAACGTGATCCTTGGTTCTCACCAGCCGGTTTCAACCGTGGTTCAATCAAGAATGTTGTAAAACTTTCTTGGAATCCAAATCAGGCTGATAGAGATAACCTCTACAAGAATGGTATCAACCCAGTTGTCTCATTCCCAGGTCAAGGTGTTGTTCTCTATGGTGATAAGACAATGCTTGATAAACCATCAGCATTTGATCGCGTCAATGTTCGTCGCTTGTTCATTGTTCTTGAAAAAGCAATTGCTCGTGCTTCACGTTATTCACTATTTGAGTTCAATGATGAATTTACACGCGCTCAGTTTGTTGCTCTTGTTGAACCTTTCCTCAGAGACGTTCAAGGACGCCGTGGCATCTTTGACTTCCGCGTTGTTTGCGATGAAACAAACAATACACCAGAAATCATTGATCGTAACGAATTTGTTGGTGACATTTATATCAAGCCAGCACGTTCAATCAACTTCATTCAGCTGAACTTTGTGGCCGTTAGAACCGGTGTTTCGTTTGACGAAATCGTTGGTCGCGCCCAATAATCGAATAAATAGAGATAAAGGAGTAATCTAAAATGGCTTTCAGAGTTCAAGAATTTAGATCACAGATGCAGTTTGATGGCGCACGCCCAAATCTGTTTCAATGCGAAATGACATTTCCCTTCCTGGCTGTCCAGGAAGGTGATCCACAGCGTAAATTCACATTCATGGCTCGCGCAGCACAACTTCCTGGTACATCAGTCAACTCAGTTCCTGTAATGTATTTTGGTCGTGAGTTGAAGTTTGCTGGTAACCGCACATTCCCAGAATGGACAGTTACAATTATCAACGATGAAGACTTTGTAATCCGTAAGGCTTTCGAGCGTTGGTTGAATGGTATCAATTCTCACGTTGGTAACCTTCGTGATCCGGAGTTTATCAACGCTGAAGGTGCTGGTCGTGGTTATCAAAGCGATGGTTATGTTGTGCAGTATGCTAAGACAGGTGAAGAAATCAAGGCTTATAAGTTTGTTGGTATGTTCCCAATTGATGTATCACCAATTGATGTTGATTGGGGTTCAAACGATAACATCGAAGAATACGCCGTAACATTTGCATATCAGTGGTGGGAGTCAGATGACATTAATCCTACAACTGACACCTCAAATGGCTAATATATAAAATAGAGGGGGTATCTAAACCCCCTCTTTATTTCTCGGAGTATTTTCTTAATGGTGCAACTCTTTGGCTTTGAAATAGGCCGCGTCAAGCAAAAACAAGATGATGAAAGAAACAAATCGTTTGCCCTTCCGCAAAATGATGACGGAGCGGTAACGATTCAATCTGGTGCCTACTATGGCACTTATGTTGATCTTGATGGCGTGGTTCGTAATGAAATTGAGTTAATTACTCGCTATCGTGAACTGTCGATGCAGCCTGAGGTTGAGACTGCGGTTGATGAAATTGTCAATGAAGCTATTGTCAATGATGACAATAGTAAAGGTGTTGAACTGAACCTTGATGATCTTAAGCAACCAGAAGCAATCAAAAAGAAAATCATTGATGAGTTTGACTACATTCTAAAGTTACTTAACTTTGGCAACATGGGTCATGATATTTTCCGTCGTTGGTATATCGATGGTCGCATGTTCTATCATGTCTTAGTTGATGAGGCTAATACAGCAAAAGGTATTCAAGAACTTCGTTACGTTGATCCAAGAAGAATCCGTAAAATTCGTGAAGTTCAAAAGACAAAAGATCCAGCAACAGGTATGGAAATTGTCAAGAGCGTTCGTGAGTATTATATCTACAACGAACGTGGTGTAGTCGGTGCCCACTCAAACATGGGCATGAAGATTGCAGTAGATTCCGTAGTAAACGTAAATTCTGGTCTTATGGATGCAAAGAGAGCAATGGTTCTCTCATACTTGCATAAGGCCATCAAACCATTTAACAATCTGAGAATGGTCGAAGATGCCACAGTCATCTATCGACTTTCCCGTGCACCTGAACGTAGAGTATTCTATGTAGATGTTGGAAACATGCCAACGATTAAGGCTGAACAATATCTAAAAGACATTATGACCAAATATCGCAACAAGCTGGTATATGATTCAACGACCGGCGAAATTAAAGATGATCGTAAGCATCTTTCTATGTTGGAAGATTTTTGGTTGCCTCGTCGTGAAGGTTCACGCGGTACAGAAATTACCACGCTTCCTGGTGGTATGAACCTAGGCGAACTTGAAGACGTTAAGTATTTTGAAAAGAAACTCTACAAGTCTCTTGGTGTTCCTACTTCTCGTCTTGAGCCATCACAAGGGTTCTCATTAGGACGAACAACAGAAATCACCAGAGATGAACTTAAGTTTTCTAAGTTTGTGGGTCGTCTTCGCAATAAGTTTGCAGGTTTATTTGATGATCTTCTACGCATACAGCTTGTTCTCAAGAAAGTATGCACGGAAGAAGAATGGAATGAATTTAAAGAAAATATTTGGTACGATTTCAAACAAGATAACAACTTCTCTGAACTTAAAGAAGCCGAACTCTTAACAAATCGTCTTACCCTTTTGCAAGTTGTAGATCCTTATGTCGGTCGCTACTACTCAAAAGAATGGGTTCGCAAGAATGTTCTTCAACAAACAGATGAAGACATTATGGAAATTGACGAACAGATCGCTAAAGAAGCGGAAGAAGCGGCACCTGCTACCGATCAAATGGGCAACCCAATTGATCCTGCAACAGGTCAACCTATTCAACAGCAACAGCCAGCGGTAGATCAGATGGGTAATCTAATTGATCCTGCAACCGGTCAACCAGTTGAACAGGCACCGCCACCAAAATTTTCTATAAGTTCAAATGATATGGAAGCGGCATGAAGAAGTTTGGTCAGTTTGTCAAAGAAGACTTGACAGGTGCATTAGTTGAACCACAATCAAATGCTTCACAAGAAGCTAAAAGATTAGGTTTGACTTATGTTGGTTTTGGTCGCTATGAAGATCAAACTGGACAAGTTACACACGTTGTTCAAAACGATAAATTAATTCCGTTTTCAAAAGCTATTCGTTCTAAATCATATAAAGATTTTAGTGCTGATGATTATGGTGACTATACAAAAAATATGCAAGGTGATGTAGCACAACTACAGACAGACTTGACAAATGCATATGCACCAGAAAACTATGATAACAATGAACTAGATGCTATCAAAGCATATACAGATTCAGCATATTATGATGTTAATCAAAAGTTAGCAAGTTTGCCTGCTGGTATTCCTGCTAATCAAATTCAACCAGAATATGATGGTGACAATAGACCACAAATTGTGGCTGCTTTAGATTCCGCAGTTACAAAAGTTGGTGCACCAGTAGATTTTATTGGATACGTCGGTCTTGGATCAGATAATGATCCTCTTGCCTTACAATCGGCTAAGAAGTTAAAGTTTAAAGGTTTTAGATCAATTACGATAGACCCAAATGTGGTCTTACAATCAGGTGATACTACAGTTTTGCAGATTAGGGTCAAAGCAGGTAGCGCAGGTATGTATTTGGATGACTATTCATCTGTGCCTGGTGAAGGTGAGTTTCTTTTACCAAGAGCCAGTCAAATTAGAATAGCAGCAGGTCCAAATAAGTTATCTGGTAGTCATGCAGGCTTACAAGATCCAAATAAACAAATTATCATCTATGATTGTGAATTGGTAAAATAATATAAATAACCGAATGGAGGACAAGTAAAATGCATATTCAAGAGGGTATCAAGAATATTCGTGAGAAAAAGTTAGAGCAAATGAAAGAAAACTTCAATGCTGCATTGACAATGAAAGCCATGCAGAAACTTGAAGAAAAGAAGATTTCTATTGCTAGTAACTACTTTGGAAAGAAGTAATTCATTATGAAAAAACTCGGACAAATTAGAGAACAATACGACCTTATTACTGAAAAGGAAGAAGCTGAGTCGCGCAAGTTGACTACGCTTGTTCGTGCTGGTTTGTTCGATCCTAAGAAACTACCAATGCTTAAGAGAGCCTTGTCTAAAGACGCTAAAGACATGACTCCAGCAGAGCGTAAAATCCTTATCGAACTTCTCGACAGCCTCATGGCAGAAGTTCTACAATCTCCTCAGGTCTATTCTAAAGTCAAGCAGAGCGTTGCTATGAAAGAAGAAAAAGACTTTGAATATGAGATGGCTCGTTCTGAGTTAAAGGCTCTTATTGCTGACGCACAAAAGATACTTTCTCAACTTAAAGGTGAGGGTAATCTTGAAGCATGGGTTCAATCTAAGATTACAAAAGCTGCTGACTACATTAGCGCAGCTTCGGATAATCTTGAACATTCAGATTCAAAACTTGATGAAGCTAAAGCATTTGATGGCTATTACTCAAAGTATGATCCTCGCTACACAAAGATGCCTACTGAGCGAGAAATTCCTACAATCATCATTCTTAAGCGCAAAGCTATTCGCATCTATCCAGACAATCAAAAGGTAGCTCTTTACTACTCACAAGCCCTCGACAAATATGTAACAATTCCATTTGGCACCTTTGATGGCGGAACAGTTAACGAAGAAATTAAATCTGATGATGAAGATGACAATCCATATATTGCAAAATCAGAATACACCAGATATAAGGATAAAAAAACTGCTGCTCAAATAGCCAGAATGAAAGGTTCCCTTGATAAAATGAAAGGGAAAATGGCTAGAGGTGAATATGAAGGTAGAGGAAAAAAATCTTTAAAATCTGCACAGGATAGTATTAAAGGTCATGAAGCTGTTTTAGCCAAAGCTATTGATAAAGCTCCAAAAGAAACCGTTACAAAAAAAGTTGATCTGTCTAAAAAGAATCCATCTCAACTATCTAATGCCAACTATCTAAGATTGATGAAAGGTGTTGCTAGAGATCCTGAAATGGGTATAAGCGGCAGAATTGGAACAGCAATTGGTCTAACGGCAAGACGAGTTGTTGATAGAACTGCCGGCGCTCTAATGAAAAAAGGTTTAGATAAGGTAAATACCGCTTTTGAAGAAACTGATACCAAATCTAAATTTTATGCTAAAAGACAAAAGCAATTAGATGAGGCGGTGCCTCTAGTTCTAGCACCAGTAATTCCGCCTGCCTTAGCCGCAGCAAGAGCATTACTACCTCACGCAATAGGTGCATTTGCAGCAGGTGCGGCTGGTAAAACTGCTTATGATTATTCAAAAAAGAAAAAATCTTCTACTAAAGTTCCTCCCGTAGATATTGAAAAATCTCTGCCAGCCAAGCCTGCTTATCCTAAAGCAGAAGACTTACCTAAAGAATTAAGAACAAACACTGTAAAGTTAACAGCAACTAAGCCTGTGGATATCGAAAAGTCCATGCCAGCCAAGCCTGCTTATCCTAAAGCAGAAGACTTACCTAAAGAATTGAAGGCTGAGCCTGCAAAATCTATTGCTATTGCTGAACCACAAGTTAAAACTCCGGCTGCTGTTCCTGTTGCGGGTGCAGTTAATGTTCCTAAAGATGTAAAAGATGTATCTACAGCCGCACAACAGGCCTCACTAGCACAAACAAAGTCAACATCAGGCACAAAAAAAGATGCTCAGGCTAAAGCCGACACTAAAACAACACCAAACAATCAAAGTCTAAGAAATAGAAAAGGTGGTCGTAGATTAGGTGTACCTGATATTGATATACCATCTTTTAGCATTGCTAGAGAATATAAACCACCAAAAGATTTTACGATGACCGTAAAAACTAGCGAACCTAAAGCAACAGTTCGCACTGGTGTTCAATCGAGAGATACGTCATTATATAGAAAATCAATGCAACAAAATGAACAGTTTATTGGTCAAAAAGAAAGATTAGAAAGAACTAAAGAATTTGATCTTGCCAAAAGATTAAAATTGGCTGGCACAAAAGGAAATGTAAGAACTGGAGTTGATGCTAGAGATGCTATTCTCTATAGAAAGTCAATGCAGCAAAATGAGTCGGTATTGCAACAGCTCTATTCTATGAATGAAAATGAAGAAAAACTCATTCAAATAGGTAATGAATCCGTTCTTATAAATAACAATATAGCTAAAAAAGTTATTGGTGTTTATGAATCTGTAAACAAAGATAACAAAGAAAAGATTGAAGGTATGCTCAATGAAAGCATCGATTCATTTAAAAAGATTTTAAGTTTTGCAGCAAGGCAGTAAAAGATGGCTAACGTAATTAGAGAACAAAGACTTATTGATAGCAACAAGAGAGCGTTGATTAAGTATGTCATGCTTCTTGATACTGCTGTAGCAAATTCTACACTTGTAGATGCATCATCACTACAGTTTGCTCTCAATACAAATGGTTATATCATGAGTTCTAATACAGATCCAAAAGGTCTTTATAGAACATCAATCAAAAGAATTTTTGGTACCGCCAAAGCCAATGCTTACATCAAACTACAATGGCAAGCTAATGGTTCTAACTCAGAGATTGTAACTATTCCATCAGGCGGTTTTGACTTTGACTTTCAAAGCATGGGTGATGGTGCAACAATTTCTAATCCAGAAGCCGCTGCAAACGGTGATATTCTTCTTACAGTAGTAACACCATCATCAGCCGATGCAGTAACACTTTTCATCGATCTACGCAAAGACGGTAGAGATTATGACTCAGGTCAGACGGCCGATCCAGTAGCGTTTAACAGAGGACCAGCAGCCTTCTCATGAGCAACTTAGTAGAACAAATCCTCACAAAAGATTATCAATCAGCAGAACTTAGTCTTGAAGAAAGTTTCAAAGCCATCTTAGAACGTAAGATGTGTGAAATGAAAAAGAAAGTTGCTGCAAAGAACCTCATGGAACTTCCTCATGATGTTCGTATGAAACGTCTTAAGATGGACGTTTTAGAAGCCACATATGAAGACGAAAAAGAAGATAAAGAAGATGATGGTGAAGATGATAAGTCTGATAAAGAAGAAGGTATATATGAGGCTCGCATCAACATTGTAAAGGCTCGTATTCGCGGTGGTAAAATTCAACGCCGCAAGAAAGTATCTAATGTTGCAGGTATGACGATGCGTGGTGGTAAACTTACTCGCATGTCACCATCAGAGCGTCGTCGCCGTAAGTTAGGTGCTAAGAAAGCAGCCAGAAAATCAAGAGCTAAAAAGTCACAAATGCTCCGTAAGCGCAAAATGTCGCTTATGAAAAGACAAAGATTAGGACTATAAAGATGAAACTTATTTCAGAAGAAGTATTAGATATTAGATACCTTGTAGAAGAAAATGGTAAAGGTGGCAAAGACTACTTTATCGAAGGTATCTTTATGCAGGCTGAACGTAAGAACCGCAATGGTCGCGTTTATCCTAACCAAGTTCTTGCAAAAGAAGTGGATAGATATAATAGAGATTATGTGACTAAGAACAGAGCCTTTGGTGAACTAGGTCATCCTGATTCACCAACAATCAATTTGGATCGTGTATCACACATGATCACAAAGCTATATCCCGATGGTAATAACTTCATCGGTAAAGCAAAAATACTGGATACTCCAAACGGTAAAATTGTGAAGAGTTTGTTAGATGGTGGAGCCAGTCTCGGCGTTTCAACAAGAGGTGTAGGGTCTCTTAAGCCAGCGAACGGGTTTCAACTCGTTCAAGACGATTTTCATTTAGCTACAGCGGCAGACATTGTAGCAGATCCTTCAGCACCAGAAGCCTTCGTAAGAGGTATCATGGAAGGTGCAGAATGGATCCTTGTAAATGGAAAATGGACACAGCAGCATTACGATACTGCTAAAAAAATGATTAATGAAGCTCACAGAAATGATGTTGAAGCCGTGGCTTTACAAGTGTTTCAGAATTTCATCTCAAAACTCTAAGTTATATAAATAATACAGAAAAAGGAGTATTCTAATATGGGTAAGTCTCTTACAGATGTAGCAAAGCAAATTTTGATGGCCGAGTCAAATGACTCCGCTCCAGACCGCGATGCTAAGTCAACAACACCAAACAAATCAAGCCTAAAGCCTGGTTCAAAGGCTGTTGAGGCACCTTTTGCCAATCCAGGTTCAATGGCACCAACTGAAAAGGCTGCTCTTGTTGATACAGCGCCAGTTACCGTTCCTGGTGCAACAACTAAGAAAGATACATCAGGTTCTTCTCAGTCACGCAAGGGTGCAGAAGCAGGTGAGCAGAAACCAGTCAAGACAGCCGGCGCTAAGACAAGCGAAGCTGAATTAATGGAAGATGATGCTACAATCGCAGACGCAGAAGTTATGGAAGAAGAAATTGAAATCTCAGAAGAACTAGAAAACTTCATCGCTGAAAAGATGGAAGAAGGTCTATCTGAGGAAGAAATTGCTGCTGCTATCGAAGAAAATTTTGAACTTGTATCGGAAGATGCCAAAGTTGTATCAGAAGATACTGGTTATCAGCCAGATATGTCAGAAGCTATTGAAGCTCTCTTTGCTGGTGAAGAACTTTCAGAAGATTTCAAGTTGAAAGCAACAACAATCTTTGAAGCCGCTGTTAAGGCTAAGGTTGATGAAGAAATTGCTCGCATTGAAGAAGCCTATGCTGAAACACTAGAAGAACAAGTTCAATCTATCCAAGAAGAACTTTCTTCAAATGTTGATGACTATCTCAACTACGTTGTTGAACAGTGGGTCTCTGAAAATGAAGTTGCAATCGAAGCTGGTCTTCGTAGCGAACTAACAGAAGAATTTATCTCTGGTCTTCGTAACCTCTTTGCTGAACACTACATTGACATTCCTGAAGAGAAAGTTGCTGTAGTAGAAGAAATGACAGCTAAGGTTGAAGAACTTGAAGCTAAACTCAATGAAGAAATTGACCGTAATGTAACTCTATCAAAGATGATCAACGAATCAAAGCAGTTTGAAATCCTTGTAGATGCTTGCGATGGTCTTACTGACACTCAGGCTGAAAAGCTAAAGTCTCTTGCTGAAGGTATTGAATTTACTTCTTCTGATGAATATGCCCAGAAGATCAATATCATCAAAGAAAGCTACTTTACAACATCTGTCAACTCAGAAAAAGTCCTTGACAATAACGATGTTGAAGAAGGTGGCATGATTGCTGAGGAAGTTACTGGCAGAATGGCAGCCTATGCAAAGGCTCTCGGCCGTCAAGTTCCAAAGTCTAAGTAAGAATTATAATAAATAGTAATACGGATACCGTAAGATTTCAAAAGGAGAATACTAAAATGTATCTTACAGAACAACTTGAATCAAAGTGGGCTCCGGTCCTCGATCATGATGGTTTGAACCCAATTAAGGATCAATATCGTCGTGCTGTTACTGCCCTCGTTCTTGAAAACCAAGAAAAGGCAATGGCAGAAGAAGCCCGTCAGCTTAATGAAACTGCACCAACAAACAACTATGGCGGTGGCGCAATTGGTTCATACGATCCAATCCTCATCTCACTAGTTCGTCGTGCCCTTCCAAACCTCATTGCTTATGACATTTGCGGCGTTCAGCCAATGACTGGCCCAACAGGCCTCATTTTCGCTATGCGCTCACGTTATAAGGCTCAGAACGGTACAGAAGCTCTCTTTAACGAAGCTAACACAGCCTTCTCTGGCACAAACGCTCTCGGCGCCAACGGTAACGTCCGTGGTTCATTCTCAAATACAAATCCAGTATTCGCTCTTGGCGATGATGACGTATTTGGTTATGGCCGTGGCATGACCACAGCCCAGGCTGAAGCACTCGGTGACGTTGGTACAAACCAATTCGCTGAAATGGCCTTCTCAATCGACAAAGTAACTGTCACAGCCCGTTCACGCGCGCTCAAGGCAGAATACACAATGGAACTCGCTCAGGATCTTAAGGCTGTTCACGGTCTTGATGCTGAGACAGAACTTGCAAACATTCTGTCAACAGAAGTTCTTGCTGAAATCAACCGCGAAGTTGTTCGCACAATCTATAGCTCTGCAACAGTCGGCGCTCAGTATGGTGTAACAACTCCTGGCACATTTGACCTTGACACAGACTCAAACGGCCGTTGGTCAGTTGAAAAGTTCAAGGGTCTTGTTTTCCAGATCGAACGTGAAGCTAACGCTATTGCCCGTGCAACCCGCCGCGGCAAGGGCAACATCATCATCGTATCGTCAGACGTTGCTTCTGCCCTTGCGATGGCTGGTGTTCTCGACTACACACCTGCACTTCAAGCTAACCTCAATGTTGATGACACTGGCAACACATTTGCTGGTACACTTCATGGTCGCGTAAAGGTCTACATCGATCCATACTTCGGTGGTTCAGTAAACGGCGACGAACTCTGCACAGTAGGCTATAAGGGCACATCACCATACGATGCTGGTCTCTTCTACTGCCCATACGTTCCTCTCCAGATGGTTCGTGCTATCGGCCAAGACACCTTCCAGCCAAAGATTGGCTTCAAGACACGTTACGGCATGGTTGCTAACCCATTTGCTACCGCTGCTGGTGACGGTGCTGTTGCTCCACGCAACACAAACGCCAACAATGCGAACATCTACTATCGCATTTTCCGCATCCGCAATCTCACCTAATAATAAAGATAAAAGCGGAATCAACTTGGGCGGGGGTCATTCCCCGCCCTTTTTGTTTGGATAAATATGTAAAAGGAGTATTCAATGGCAGTCTCATCAACAATCAACATTGTACCGGATAATACTAGTATTCTTCAACCTACGAAGTTTACTTTTATCATTCCTGACTTGCCTTTCGCTAAGTATTTCTGTCAGTCTGCTACACTTCCTGGTGTATCAACCAGCCCAGTAAATATAGAAACTCCTTTTTCTGCCATCTATTATCATGGTGATAAACTGGTCTATGATGCTTTCTCCATCAATGCCATTGTCGATGAAGAACTTCGTGTATGGGAAGAAACTTATAATTGGCTTACTTCTTTGACTAAGCCTGAAAAATGGTCACAATATGCTAAATTTGAGAAGTCTTCAAAAGCACCTAGAAACTTATACTATGATGGTATTCTAACTATCAATACGAACGCAAACAATCCTAACTTGCGTGTCAAGTTTCGTAATTGTCATCCAGTATCTTTAGGTGCTATTCAGTTTAGCACATCAGATAATGCTGGCACAATTCCTACCGCAGACATTACATTTAGATACGATTCTTTTGAAATAGAACGACTTTAATGGTTGACAGGAAATAATATTTCCTCTATAATTGGTTACATTTTGATTATGGAGAAGATATGAAACCACCTGTCAACATTGATTCGCTCATGGAAGAATGGTCTACCGATGCCAAGATCGATGAGACTGAACCTGGTCGTGAACTCGTTAAGACTTCCACACTTCATGCAAAATATCTTCGCATTATGACACATCACAATCTCATTTGCAAGAAGTTAATGGGAGATTATAATCGTCTTAAGAAGATTAAGTGGGAATACTATTCAGGTGATCTAAACAATCCAGAAGACCTTGAACAATATGGGCTTCAACCTATGATGAAGAAGGTTCTTCGTCAAGATATACCTACCTATATCGATTCTGATACTGATCTAAATAACATACTGCTCAAGAAGATGTTACATCAAGAGATTGTCGATTTCTGCGGCTCTGTCTTAAAAGAATTGAATAACAGAACTTGGCAGCTTAGATCATTTATTGAGTGGGAAAAATTTACAAGTGGCGGATAAGATTATTATTTCTAATGTGAATGAAGTTTATGTTGCCGTGTTCTGCAATGAAGGCACACAACATGAACTGAGAGAATACTTTACCTTTCATGTTCCTGGATA